CATTCTCAATGACCCATACTTCAAAACACTAAGTAAGAAGGATCAAAGGACTACTCGCAATACTTTTATTATTGTGATGAGAGCAGTCTACAAAGCCAATAACTTTCCCAATGTCATTCCTATTATTTACTGCCACGATTACAAGTCGGCTCAGGTGGTACAGGATGCTATGGAAAAGGTGGCATACTTTATGCCGAATACAGACAAAATCAGAATAGAAATCACCCACTAAAATTAAGGAGCATTAATGACTAAACAAAAATTAGTCTTTGATATTGAGACGAATGGATTGTTAGACACAATGGACACTATCCATTGTCTTGTTATTAAAGACATAGAAACTAAAGAAACACAAAGCTTTCGACCTCATCAGGTTGAAGCAGGTCTTAAGATATTAAGCCAAGCAGACTTATTAATAGGTCATAACATTATTAAATTTGATATCCCTGCCATCAAATTAGTTCATCCCGATTGGGATACCAAAGCTGATCTCATGGATACGATAGTAGCCTCCAGATTAATATGGGCAGATATCAAAGATTTAGATTTTCGAAAGATAAGTATCGATAAATCTTTCCCAAGTAAGATGATAGGTAAACATAGCCTTGAGTCTTGGGGTCATCGATTAGATTTCCACAAAGGTGATTTTGGTCAAACAACAAATTGGTCAGAGTGGTCAAAAGAAATGCAAATTTATTGTGAGCGAGATGTAGAATTAAACTACTTACTCTACGAAAAAATTATAAGCAAAAAATATTCTGAGGAATCTCTTCGATTAGAACATGAATTTCAAAAATGTATTCTGAAGCAAGAAGAAAAAGGATTTATGTTTGATATCCCTGCAGCAGAAAAATTAACTCAACAACTACAAGCAAGGAGAAGTGAATTAAATGATGAATTACAAAAAATATTTCCACCCTATGAAAAAGATGATGGAGTCTTTATACCTAAAAGGGATAACAAGTCTCGAGGTTATAAAGCAGGAGTTCCTATCAATCGAAAGAAAACAATTATATTTAATCCTAATAGTAACGACCATATTACTGATGTTCTTCTTTTAAAATATAAGTGGAAACCAAAAGAATTTACCGAAAACGGAAAACCTAAATTAGATGAAACAGTCTTAGGATCACTTTCGTACCCTGAAGCAAAACCACTATCTGAATATAAGCTAATTACCAAGAGGCTAGGACAACTAGCAGAAGGTAATAACGCTTGGTTAAAGTTAGTGAAGGGTACTCGTATCCATGGAAGTGTCATTACTAATGGAGCAGTCACAGGTCGATGTACACATCGCAGTCCTAACATTGCTCAGGTGCCATCGGTTAATGTTCCTTATGGCAAGGAATGTAGAAGTTTGTTCATTAGTCCTCCTGAACACAAGTTAGTGGGTGTAGACGTTGCAGGTTTAGAACTGCGATGTCTCGCTCATTACTTGCATCCTTTTGATAAAGGCAAGATGGTTGATGAAATCCTGAATGGAGATATCCATTCTAGCAATCAAGAAGCTGCAGGTTTACCTACCAGAAACCAAGCAAAAACCTTGATATATGCCTTTATTTATTCCGCAGGGGATAGGAAACTTGGTGAAATCGTTAATGGTTCTACTAAAGAAGGCAAGGATCTACGTAAAAAGTTTCTGAGTAGAAATCCTGCTTTAGGGATGCTGAAACAAGATGTTGAGGCACGAGCAAAGCAACAAGGATTTTTACGAGGAATAGATGGTAGGCATCTAAAAGTTAGAAGCCTCCATAGCTCATTTAATACTCTCTTACAATCATGTGGTGCAATCATCGTTAAGAAGGCCACAGTTCTATTAAACTCTCGTATCTTATGGGAGCAATGGACTCAAGATGCTCAGATGGTTGCCCATGTACATGATGAAATACAATTACAAGTAAGAGAAACATTGGCTGATGATGTAGGTAGAGCTGCAGTAAAAGCCATTAAAGAAGTACAACATGTATATAATCTTAATTGTCCGCTTGATGGAGAGTACAAAATAGGCTCCTCATGGGCAGACACTCATTAAAATACAATTCTGATAATAAGTTCGATGCTGATTTAAACTACGGTAGGTTTCATGAAAAGAAGTTTTTTGAAACAATCAATCTACCTATTAGTAAAGTAGAAATCAAAGCGGAACGTGATTGGTGGGATAAGACTGGCAACATTCTTGTTGAAGTCGAAAGAAGTGGAAAACCCACAGGTATCTCAGTTACCAAATCTAAACTTTGGGTCATATGTTTTACAAAAGCAAAAAGACAATATTTTTCAATTATCTTTAAAACACGAGACCTTAAGAAACTCACACAAAAATATAAAGACAACTTTAAATGGTGTGGGGATGGTAAACAGACCAAAGGAGTTCTTATTCCTTTTAAAGCAATCATTCATGAAATTACCAAAGTCGCTTAAAATCGGACATGAAACAATCAAATTAGAAGTTGTTCCTTCTCACTTAGCTTATGAACTATGTAGAGAAGAGGGTAGCTTCCATCCATCTTTACGCACAATTTTTATCAGTGAAGATATCATAGAAAGAGGTGGTGCATCTCTGGCCAATCTTTTGATCCACGAGATAATGCACGTTGCCTACTGGCTTTATAATTTAAGTAAAGAGTCCAGTGAAGAGGACATCGTAAATTGCATGTCCAACGTCATAACAGAAGTCCTATTTAGGACTGATTTATCAACATATTTAAAAGGAATATTAAATGTCACTAAAAGCAAAAGAACGAAAACTACTAATTGATGGAGATATAGTTGCCTATACCATTGCCGCTGCTTGTGAACAAGCTACCAAGTGGGATGATGATTTATGGACTCTCCATGCATCAGAAAAAGAAAGCTTAAAAAGAGCTTATGATTTTATTGAAAACTACAAAGAGATATTATTCTCAGACCATGTAACTGTAGCTTTATCTGATAAGAAAAATTTTAGAAAAGAAATCTCAGATACATACAAAGCAAGTCGAAAAACTATTAGAAAACCTCTGACCTATAAAGCGATCAAGGATTTTCTTCAGGAAAAGTATGAGACAGTTATCTATCCAAATTTAGAAGCTGATGATGTCTTAGGTATCTTAGCTACCCAAGATGATGGTTTTACTAAAACTATTATTACAAAAGATAAAGACCTAAGAACTATTCCTTCTAATATTTATTTCTTTGGTGAAAAGCAAATGCAAATAATTGAAGAGATAGATGAACCAACTGCAGATTATAATTTCTTAAAACAAACATTAATGGGAGATAGAGTTGATGGTTATACAGGCTGTCCATCCATAGGTGAGAAAACTGCAGAAAAAATCTTGAGCCCACTCAAAGGTAACTTTGAATTAATGTGGGATGCTGTTGTTAGTGAATTTAAAAAGCATGACTTTAGCGATCAAGAAATCCAAACACAAGCTAGACTAGCTCGTATTCTCAGAGATGGTGAATACGATGTTGGCACAGCTCAACCAAAATTATTTGAATGGGGGTATTCAAGATGAAATCAGCAGAATTTTTAAATACTGCATCTATCATTGTTAGTGAAGATAGAGAGATGACCCATGGTCATAAAATACAAAACCATGTAAACATTGCTAATCTTTGGTCGGCTTATAAAAATATAGAAATTACTGCTCATGATGTAGCGGTAATGATGGCTTTATTAAAAATTGCTAGAACAAAAACAGGTAATATTAATAAAGATGATTATGTGGATGCTTGTGGTTACATGAGTATTGCAGGTGAAATAGTGGCAGATGATTAAAAAAGCCAATACCTACCACTCTAAAGAAAGAGATAACCTAAATTTGGATAAATTCCCTGATGTGTCAGGTGATTTAGTTCAATATTTAGATGCACTTTTCCCTGATAAATCTGCGGATTTACAATGGTCAGATAAAGAAGTCTGGTACAAATCAGGACAGAGAAGCGTTATTAATTTCTTAATCGATAAACTTAAACAACAAGAAGAAACAATAATATAAAATGTGTTTTGGCGGAGGCGGCAGCTCTCCCCAACCACCTACACCAAGTGTACCTCCTCGTCAGATGAATACGCAAGCGTCTCCAACGTCTGCAGAAGCATCAGGTAGAAGTAGATCCGATGGTGATAGTGTGGAAACCAGTAGAAGAGGTAGAAAAATACTACGTATTCCTCTTTTAAAAGGTTCGGGGTCAGGGGTTCAATTGCCGCAATAAAAATAAATGTATGACCAAAGTATTGGTACAGCTCAAGGGCGATATCAATCATGTATGTTAGACCGAGAAGTATTTCTAGAGAGGGCAAGGGATTCCTCTGAATTAACTCTTCCTACGTTAATACCTCCCAAGTCTGCCAGTAATGTAACTCGATATCCAACTCCCTATCAAGGGATTGGAGCAAGAGGGGTAAATAACTTAGCCTCTAAATTATTATTAGCTTTAGTTCCACCTAACTCTCCCTTCTTTAGAATGAAGATAGATGATTTTGTTATTAAAGAATTAGAGGGTGACCAAAATTTAAAAACAGATATTGAGGCTTCTTTATCACAAATTGAAAAAGCTATCATGACTGACATTGAATTGAATGCAGATAGAGTAGCAATCTTTGAGGCCCTTAAGCATTTAATAGTTGCAGGTAATGTACTGCTTTATGTTAGTGAAAATGGTATACGAGTTTTTAGTTTAGATAGGTTTACTTGCAAACGTGATCCTATGGGTAATGTTAAAGAAATCGTTACTAAAGAAAGTTTGTCTTATAATACTCTTCCTGAAGATATTAAAAAATTAATTGGTGATAGATTATCTGCAGATGAAAAAAACTGCGATTTATACACTCATATATATAAAGAGAAAAACAAGTTTGTTATTTATCAAGAGATAAAGGGATTAGAAGTTCCTAAGTCTCGTGGGTCTTTCCCGTTAGATGCATCTCCTTATATACCTCTTCGTTGGAATAGAATAGATAATGAAGATTATGGGCGTGGTTTTGTTGAGGAATATTTTGGAGACTTAAAATCACTTGAAGGTTTAACCAAAGCGATTGTTGAAGGCAGTGCCGCTGCATCTAAAGTTTTATTTATGGTATCTCCCTCAGGTACTACAAGAGCTAGAAAGCTCGCAGAAAGCCCAAATGGAGCCATTATTGAAGGTTCATCTAACGATGTGTCTGTCCTACAACTAAATAAATTTGCCGATTTTAGAATAGCCTATGACACCATGGCAAGAATTGAGCAACGCTTACAATTAGCGTTCTTATTAAATGCCTCAGTACAACGAGATGCTGAAAGAGTTACAGCAGAAGAAATTCGTTATATGGCTCAAGAATTAGAAGATACCCTAGGTGGTGTTTATTCTATTCTTTCTCAAGAGTTTCAACTTCCCTTCATTACTCGCAAAATGAGAATGATGGAGAAAGCAGGAAAACTACCTCAACTTCCTAAAAACACAATTAAGCCTTCTATCATTACAGGCTTAGAAGCATTAGGTCGAGGTAACGATAAGAATAAACTTATTTCATTCTTAACAACACTAGCAGGAACATTAGGCCCTGAAGTTATACAACAGTATGTCAATGTTTCTGATGCTATTAAAAGATTAGCTACCTCGGAAGGTATAGATCCTGAAGGTCTTATTAAGACTCAGGAAGAAATACAACAACAGATGCAGCAACAACAACTTTTACAAGCAACTCAAAATATTAATCCTGACCAAATCCAACAAGTAGTGGATGGGGTCGCACAATCTCAAGGAGAAAATCAATAATGGTAGATACCGTAACAATTAAAGATGGCTTAGAACCTACTGCAGGAGCAGCCACAACATCTGAAAGTACAACTGTCAGTTCTCAATCACAAGAGAGACCAAGTTGGCTTCCTGAAAAATTTCAATCAGGAGAAGATTTAGCAAAAGCCTATGGTGAATTAGAAAAACAATTTTCATCAGGCAATCAACAACAGCAAACAGAGCAAGCCCCTAATCAAGAACAAATTGAACAAGCAACGGGATTAGACTTAAATCCTTTCTATGAAGAATTTGCTTCTCAAGGAAGTATTGGTGAAGAGAGTTATGCAAAATTAGCTGAAAAGGGATTATCAAAAGATTTAGTCGATAGCTATATAGCAGGACAAATGGCGATATCAGATAATCATGTAAAAAGTATTCAACAAGCTGCAGGTGGCGAACAGAAATATTCTGAAATCGTACAGTGGGCAGGTAATAATATGTCTGAAGCAGAAGTATCTAACTTTAATGAAATTGTAGAAAAAGGCTCACTAGAAGCTGCAACGTTTGCAATTAAAGGCTTAAAAGCTCAATATGATGCTCAATTTGGTACACAACCAGACTTACTGCAAGGTCAAACTGCAAAGGTTGATAATGATGTGTATCGTTCAACTGCAGAAGTCGTAAGGGCAATCAATGATCCTAAGTATCAAAAAGATACCGCTTATAGACAATCAGTCGAAGAGAAAATTAAGCGTTCTAACGTAATGTAATGATTCAATTATTAGGTGCCGCTTCTCCTATTATTGGTGCTTTATTTAAAACTGTAGATAAAGCCATTGATAGTAAAGAAGAGCGAGAAAAAATAAAATCTAATATCCAACAACAAGTTATGGCAGGGGAGATGAAAGAACTCTCTACTGCTGCCAATATAATTTTAGCAGAAGCTAAAAGTGAAAGTTGGTTAGCTCGTAACTGGAGACCATTATTAATGATGGTTGTAGTTATGATTGTAGCTAACAACTACTTACTCGTTCCTTATGCAAATGCATTTTTTGAATGGGGAATAATCTTAGATCTCCCTGATGCTCTTTGGACTTTATTAACTATCGGAGTCGGTGGCTACACAGTAGGACGAAGTGCAGAGAAAGTAGCAGGTAAATTAAAAAAGGAGTAGCTATGGGATACGGAACTAAAAGAAAACCAAAGCCAAAGAAATAATGTCATTAGTCGCAAATATTAATAGAAGAAAAAAATTAGGAATAAGTAGAAGTAAGAAAAATTCTACAGTATCTAAAAGTGCGTACAAAGATATGCAGAATAACTGGAAAGATAAAAAGAAAAAATAATCATGTCTACCGAGAAACCTTTAAATAAAATATTATCTAATCCTAACAAAAACAAAAAATACATGGTTTATGTTAAGGATAAATCTACAAATAATATTAAGAAGGTTTCTTTCGGTGACCCCAACATGACGATTAAAAGGAATAATCCTAAAAATAGAAAATCATTTATGGCACGTCATGGTGCAATACTTAAAAAAGTAGAGGGTCAAAAAAACTTATCTCCTGTTTACTGGGCATTACGCTCTTGGAAACTAGGAACTAAACTTCCCTCATAACACCGTCTCTCATTAGAGAGGTGTACACCCAAAAGATTAACTTTAGCCTCCTGCGGGAGACAACTTCTGTGTGATTGAAGTAGGTGTAGTTCAACAACAACAACTAAAACATAAAGGAAAAATATTATGTCAAACGCAACAGTCAGCTTTTTAGGTAAAGCAGATAACAGTGGTGACGATAATGCTCTGTTTCTCAAAGTTTTCAGTGGTGAAGTGTTAGCTGCATTCCAAAGAAGGAACCAAATGCTTGATATGACTATGGTTAGAACAATTAGCCAAGGTAAATCAGCACAATTTCCTGCTATTGGAAAAACCGTAGCCGCATATCACACTGCAGGTAATGAAATTACAGGCTCAGTCATCAAGAAAAATGAAAGAGTAATCACAATCGATGACCTCTTAATATCAGATTCATTTATCGCTCAGATAGATGAAGCTAAAAATCACTATGATGTACGAAGCATTTACTCAACAGAAATGGGTAATGCATTAGCAAGAACAGTGGATCAACACGTATTACAATTAGCAATCTTAGCAGCTCAGGCTTCTGCGACTGTTAATGGTGAGAATGGTGGTGCAGTTATTACTGATGCAGATGCAAAAACAAATGCTGCTTCTCTTATTACATCTATCTTTGATGCAGTTCAAACACTGGATGAAAAAGATGTACCAGAGGATGACAGATTTTGTATCGTACCTCCATCAACTTATTACAACATCGTAGAAAACGACAAAATCTTAAATAGAGACTTTGGCGGAACAAATGGTGTGTATGCAGAAGGTCAAGTTCTTAAAGTAGCAGGTGTCAACATTGTGAAATCAAACACAGCAGTTGCTGCCTTTACAGACCAGTCAGGTGCTTCATCTACTGGAGAGAACAATACATATAATGGTGACTTCTCAAATACAGCAGCAGTGGTATTCCACAAGTCTGCTATTGGTACAGTTAAGTTAATGGACTTAGCTATGGAGTCAGAGTATGACATCCGCAGACAGGGAACTTTAATGGTTGCTAAAATGGCATTAGGACATGGTATCCTAAGACCTGAAGCAGCAGTTGAAATTCAAACTGCCTAATAACTAAAAGTGGAGGGGATTAAATTCCCCTCTGCTCTTTTTTATGAAATCAATTTTAATTCTTATTGGTTTTATCTGCGTGGTAGATGAAAGCAATCTTCCACAATGTTCAATCGTTCAAGAATATTACGATACTTATGAACAGTGTAATTATAAAGTTTTAGAAACGATTGATTTCTTAAAAGAACTA